GGTAAATATGAGCTTAAATTCTCTCTAGGTGATATTATCGATAAAGAAAATATTGATGCTGTATACGAAGATGGTATTTTAAAAGTTTCAGTACCAAAACAACAAGAGAAAAAGAAATTGACGGCGAAGAAAATCGAGATTAAATAAAAAAAGGCGGTAATAACCGCCTTTTTTTATTCTTCAAATATTTCAGAATAATTTTTCTTCAGTTTTGTTTTAATGTAATTAACTTTATTGCTAACAGTACTACTAGTTAAATTAAATTCCTTACCTATCTCATCATAATTAAAACCTTGCAAATATTTCATATCCAACATCATATATTCGCTAGGGGAGATTTGTGATGAAAGATAATTTAACGAATTATTATTTTCAAAATTAGCAGTATTGGTCGATGAATATGATAATGAATTGGTTAGTGTAATACTACTCTCATATTCAAAATTAGTACAAGTAACTGAATCGGTGCTTATTTCACCACTGTTGAATGATGTAAGTGTTATTGAATTACTTCTCCATTTATCAATCATATGGTTTCGTGCCACAAATAACACCCAAGTTTTGAACTTAGATTTACTTTCATCGAAAGAAGATAAATTCAAAAAAACATTAATCATTATTTCTGAAATATCATCTTCAATATCAATATGTTGTCTATATTTATTTCGTAAATAATCTTTAACAATCTTTTTATATTTATCGTATAAAATTTTTTGTGCTCCCTGATTCCCATTTATTGTTTCTTGAATAAGAATCGTATCGTCCTTTTCTGTCATACGGATTTTGCAATTTATGTATAAAATAATCATCGACAGTTAAACTTCTAGCAGTATATAATGCTTTGATTACTTCATCAATACCATGATTCCTTCTTAATTCATCTAAGTCATCATTTGTTGGAAGTTTAACTATTTTTACCCTTTCTTCACACTCAACATAAATAGATTGTAATGTATAAAATAATTCAACACTATTTTTATAAGCATCCGGGTCTAGTATTATAACTACTTCAGGCAATAATTCTTTCAGTTTCATAAATAACGTGGACGAAATAGTCTTTCCTAACATAGGTATTGTATTTACCGGAAAAGATAACATTTCAAACGCACCTTCAACTAAGTATATCGTAGAATCCCAATTAATATAACCTTCATTAAAAATAATCTTATCCTTATCAGATTTAGGATTATCATATTTTTTATTTTTAATGGTGGGGTCGTAGGTTCTAGCTACAAAATAATTAACATCACCGTTCACACCATACGATGGTATGATTACTCGATTGGCATATTTTCCAGTAGTACAAAATCCAAGCCGATATTTCAATATAATGTCACGAGAAATTTTTCTGTCATTAACTAAATAATTATACGCTTCAAAATGTTGAAGATTGCTTGGGTTCATTTCGGAAAACAGTATCATTTCATCAGGTAATTTAACCTGAACATCATACTCATCATCATCATCATTATTTTCATAAAAATCGTGTGTACCTGCATATGCTTTATATATTTCATAATCAGCATATGAACCATACATCCGAACAAGTTTTCGTAATGAACCAGTAAAACGAGGTTCATCACATTTCCAACACCTAAACACTTTACGATTGGTGTTGATTTCAAGATTAAATTTTCCATCAGGATGTGGCAAACCTTCCCTTTCCTGACATCTCGGACAATTCACCTGTAATTGTTCCGAAACTTCATATCCATTAACATCCACAAAGATGTTTTGAATGATACTATGAAATTCTAATCCCTTTATCATGGTACAAATATATAAAAAAATTGCCCCAATAACAAAATGTTTTGAGGCAATTTAAATTAAATATATTAAAATCTTCGATATTTATCTAAAAATGGAAATACTGATAACATTTTTCTCAGCAATTTATCCATATAAATAAAATCATATCTCTGATTTTCAGCATTACGTCCAAGATAATTGTTTTGAAACTCATCGAAAAGTAACATAATATTATTTTCCGGTGTTTTACTAAACATTTCAGAATTTTCAGATTTTTCCCGATATTGATTAAACAATCGGCTGTAATCATCTTTAGCTTGCTGTAGCTGAATTTTAAGTGCTGAATTTTCTTCAGTCAATAAATTTACCTGTTCTTCGAGCCATTCAACACCCTCTCCCGATGTTTTAGCTTCAACAACAGTTTTTTCAACAGCAACAATTTCTTCAGATTTAGGTAAAAACTCAACATCAGACAACAATTCTTCAACCATTTGTTTGGCTTTCAAATCACGTTCTTCTTCAGGAGTTAAAACTTTTTCTTCAACAGGTTTTACCACTGGTTTTTGCTTAACAGTAGTCTGCTGCTTTTCAGTTGGTTTTACTTGTTTTGTTGCAGATGCTGGTGATTTCTTACCCCCAACATTTCCTTTTGCTAATTTTGCTAATTTATCACTCATAATTATTCTTCAATTGAAATATTTGCATTTAAGTGTGCTATTAAACCAGTTTCATCATTCCATATAAATGCTTCACCTGCTTTAAGTGAGCCAATAAATCCTTTTTTATGATGCCATTCTTCAGTTCCAGTAAGACTTGATAAATATCTCACAGTAACACCCAAATCTTCATTCACCATCATATTTTTATCAACAATGGCATGTTTCACATTACGTTTTCTATGAATGTGTCCTAAATGCCATTCGTGGAATACTGTTTCACTCCACATTGGTTTTGATTCGATATCGTTAGCCATTATCATTGGAAGATTACCTTCCTTTTCTTCACTACCGTGAGTGTAACCAATCAATACTTTGCCAAATCGGTAATATTTTCTTGGTGATGCTCCGTTATTTACAGCTACTTGTGGGTCATTATTATACCAAGCACACAAATATTCGCCCATATAATAACTACGTTCAAAATCATGATTCCCGGGAATAACAATAACATCAATAGGAACACCCAAACTTTTAAGTATGTTAATTGCATCTACCAACAACCTTACACCAACTTGGAATGTTTTCTGCCAACGCAAATCTTCATCTTGTGGTGTACCTTTTGTTGTTGTATTATAGATTGTATCACTGTTGAAGAAATCACTACCTACAGGAAATACAATTCTTGAAAATTGAAATCCTGATGCTCTTTGAATCAATTTTTCAATTGCCAGTAGAAAACGGCTACGTGCTATTTTAGTATCGTAGTTTTCACCAGTTTCACCGCCCCATGCCAATTTACCTATATGCAAATCGAACAATGTAATTTCAAGCAAATTATTTTCACCGTTATTTAATGGAAGATAGTCGATTTTAGGAGTAAACACTGGTGGTTCATAGTCTTGTGTCATTTCACGGAAGATTTCGCCTACAGCACGTTCTTTAACGGTTTTTGTATTTTTTTCGAGCCATGCTTTTACTTGGAAATTTTGTACTGTTTCGGGAAGTCCTTTTTTCCATGAAGTCACATCCCATTTATTAACGACATAGTTTTTAACATTCCAAACGTTTTTATCAACCTTAGTCGCATCGAGCAATTCATCAAGAGTTTTAATATGGTCTGAACTATAGTTAGACCCGCTTTTCCACTCAATATCGGCATTATTACCATCTTCTTGATAAATCAATGTTTGACCATTGCTACTCGGTATATCTGCGGGTTTATTTTCCTCAATTATTTTTTGAGTTGTTTCGTCATTAGAGTCAGCATAACGTTTATATGCATTTTGAAACAATTCAAACAAATTTTTATCGAGATTACCACTTAAGTGTCTGAACATTAAATCAGCTTTAACGTTTTTAACATAGGTATTACTTCTACCACATATCACCGAAGCATGTTTAACCGACACCCCATTATCAATAGCATAATTAATAATTTCTACAGCTTTTTCAATTCTTTCTTTATTCATAGTCGTATATTTATTATAAATAATTTTCAAAATTAACTTGAAAATATCAAAAACACAAGCTTTTATATAAATACATTACCATTTTTTTTCAAAAACTTCAGATTTTCCTCAATTTTTTGGCATTCACTTTTAAATGTCACTTCATTAAGAACCCCCAAATCAAACCATTCGCCTTCTTTTTTTGCATACGAATATTTTCGATGTAATACCTTTTCTATTTCATATGCTATATCGGATGGATACGTATCAATGAGTTTTAATGGCGATGGATTGCCAGTCTGGTGTTCGGCAAGTCGTTTTTGTGGATGTTTAGACACACCTATCTTATAACAGCTATCATCGGTTGATTGTATTAGGTATATTTTATTCATTTAACATTTAAAACTTTAAGTCCTGCATATCCAACAGCATAACTATCTGACATGTCAAAACACTCATCTTTTGGTTCTGTAGAATCTTTCTTATAAAACCATTCGATTTGCGGTTCTAATTTACAAACTTTTTTCCATATATAAAGCTTTTTTTTGTCAATATATTCTTTGGGGAATGAAAGAGTTTCTTTTTTCTCACCTTTCTTAGTGTATGCAACGTGAACCAATTCAGGACAGAACAATTTTCTGGAATCATATACACTTATTTTCATTGGGTGAACATCAAATGCTTGAAATATTATGTATCTACATATACCATTAAAGCCAAACAATAATGACGCAGTAGTTGGATTATTACTACCGCCCAATGGTTCTTCGACAATAACATGAATTAATTCACCGTTCAATTCATTTAACAATCGTTCTTTAAATTCTAAAACATATTTTCGAAAAATTTCAGCTTTGTGAATTTCCCTGTCTTCAATAGGGACATCTTTTTTTAATTTCAATGCTAAATGCTTTAATTCAATAAGTTTTCCATTTGAATCCCACAATGCACAACCAATATTAGTTGTACTTATATCAAGTGACCAGATATATTGTTCCATACTATTATTAGTTTTCATTTTGTTCATCAATCATTTTTTGCATGGTTTTAGGATTGTTCAAATATAAACGAATCAGGTCTTCGATAACACCTCCAATTTTCATGCTTTTTCCCTTGCAAAATATTTTAAACCTATTATGCAATCTACCATCGATAATTATCGATTTGGGTTTATTTTCAACTTCAGTCATAACATCTTTCATATATTATAATTAATTAGTATTGTAATTTATAATAAATACTAAGAAACTATAAAAAAGTATAAAAAATTATGATTTTTTTATTAGAAATCTAAAGAGAATACAATAGTCCTAGCAATTGTTGAATCTTTTTCAATTGGATTATTCAATTTTCCGATTGCAACGAGGTTTTTATTAGCGTCATAAATGCCGATTTCAGTAATTGAAACCTTATCCTCATTCCATGTTGCATTAGTGGAAGAATTGAATTCATTTAAAGGTAAATTGATTGATAAATCAGTAGTATATGCAACAGCTTTAATTTGTGTTGAAACATTTCCCATGAAAAATAATTCATCGCCAAAGCATAAATCATTATCATCAGATGCCTCTTTGGTTGGATATTGAATATAGTCATGTAAGTTATATGCAGTAAATAATGTTGCAGGGTCATCATAATAATGTTGTAACGGAATTTTAAATACTTGATTTGTTAATCCCGTTGCAGTTAATAAACTACCTGAAACATACCCGGTGATTTGATTAGTAATATCATATTTAGTCCACCCTGAAGCAGTTGGTTTAACATTTGATACACTATCAAATAATAAATTATCAACCACCTGAATAAGTGCATAGATTTTATTTGCAGTAAATCCAGTTCCAGCATTAATATCATTACTTAGAAACTTAAAATCATTTGGATTTGTAAAGCTAATCGATACTTCTTGCATTTGTGGATATGCTGTATCTAAAAATAATGAATTAATATAGTTACAGTGAACTGCAGTGCTGTATCCACTATATGATTCTAAAAGATATGATGTAAATACTGTATAACCAATTGCCATTGTTAATCAAATTTACTATAAATACTGATAATTTTAATTAGTTATAAATTGCCTCACATATCTTTCATAGTAATCGGTGTTCAAAATATTTGAGTTCGATTGTAACCAGTCATAATATTTATCATACACATTATTTAATTCACATAAGCATTTAATTTCCAACGGTTTCGTAGCAACATCCTTTGAGGCATTTTTATGGTTTTCAAAATTATTGGGGTTGTTAATATCACCGCTTTGCTTATGTCCTGCAAGTTCATGTGGGTCGCTCCAATTAAAACAATATGATGGGACATAATTCAAATTGTTTTCATTCAACTGACCTTCATCTCTTAATTTAGTATACCAGCTTAACCCCTCATATCCGGTAATATCACTTCTAAACCCAATTTGCCTGATTCTAGGCATTTTAACAATCACACTCGCTTCTAATGTATTCTGGCATAACTCAATCTTTTCCTTTGTAGCGAATAAGCTCTTTTGCGGTTTCCATGCATCAGTACCTAATTCTTCAATCCCCTCAACAGCTTGTTGAAGATGCCAAGGCAAATAAATATCATCATCATCTGCAAGCATGAAATAATCACCTGTTGCATGTGTTACAGCATCACGACAAATTTGACCTCTATTTTCATAAGGTTTCCCGGTTTGATAATCAGTATTATTATTAACAATCACAATATTTACATCATCAAATCCAATTGTAATTGGATATTCAACATCAGTGTTAAAGATAATCAATTCTTTATTTTGATATGTTTGTGCCCGGCATTGCAATAAAATTCTTTCAACACATCTAAACCTTCTATATGTTGTACAAACAAAACTAACTCTTTTATTCATAATAAAAATTCAATAATTTGATTTTTTGTGTAAAGTTGTAATTCTTTAGTATCATATCCTACATTACTATCATATAATATATCAATCGGTAATCCAAAATTCCACGGTTCTAGTCGCCAGTTAATATGTGTAAAATCACCCGTAACAATGTCGTTATTTTTATTTGAAAGAGGGTGATTACTCATTAGAATGTATTTGATGTCTGAATTTATAAAATTATGTAATGCCATTTTCTTATCAACTGAGCTAAAATGAAATAAACAATCTCGACAAAATAATAAATCGACAGTTGGTAGTTTGTCTAATCGAATATCAATTCTTCTAAAATCAACGTATGGAAAGTTTTTTTTCATTTTTTGAATTTGTGGTGTTATTATATCACCACCAATATATTCAATCTCAAATAATTTAACATGCCTCATCCACCAGTAATCACCACACGGTATATCAGCAATACTATTAATCCCATGTTTATTTAAAAATTGATATAAATTATTTCTAACGTTTAATGTGGAGTCATCCATTTGAGACCCACATCCAGATACGCTAAAATTATCAATATCGGTTCTACCATATAAATGATTATCACCAGAAAATATCTTTTCTATCTCGTCCATTCTAAATAATTTATATTTCCATTTTCAAAATTTCTCTTATTTTCCGGTGACCAAGAATATAATGCTAAATGCTTGAAATATGTCTCAAACTCAGGAAATAAACAGTAATCGATATTGTTTTCAGCACATTTTATTTTAACTATATCATGATTTGTTTCATAATCTAGTTTTAAATATTGTTTTACTGCACCACCCAGCCAACTAGGTCCATACCATCCACTTTTTCCAATATCAACTAACTCATATATAAAATTTACTTGTTCTGAATTTTTTTTGCCACCGAATACACCATTAGGCATAGTATAATCATTACCACCATGATAACATACAAACATTGAGTTATTGTTGTTATCAAACAATGTAAATGGTTTCATCGGTTTAAAATCCACATCAATATACAATCCACCATACTCTTTAACGAGGAATATTCTCAAAACATCAGCAATATGAGCATAATCTTTTTGTTTTCTAAACGCATCACAAAGTGTTTTAATTTTATCAGGTAGGTTTGGTAAATTATTATCATTCCACAACATATGTTGAAATGTAGGGTTTAATTCTTTAACCCTTTTCATAAAATATTTTTCTCTCTCGGGCATTTCATAAGAACCAACCCAAATTTGGTGTATTATTCTTTCCATATTACAATAAAACTGATTTTTTTGCGGTTTTCTTAATTATTTCCCAATACTTTAAACTTGTAGTGCGGGGTTTAATTTTTAATTCTTCATTATATGGTAGTTTATTCATATAATCTGCTTTATAAAATAATCCTTCCTTTTCCGCAGTAGCTTTTATTTCTTCAGTGACTCCTGCATTATGAAAAATATTGAATTTATGCCAATCATCCTCACCTGACGTTGCCCATGCAAATTGTAATTCTTCACTACAAATCGTTTCTTTACCCATTTTCCATCCATTCCATAATACTGCCCACATGTCAGCACACCATATTTGTAATGGATGATATGGTGGTAATCCATTAATGCCTTTAGCTTTTTCATCAGCAATTCTTTGATTATCTAGGAATATTTTGTAATTGTTAATGTCGGTAATTTCTTTAAATAATCGTTCTGAATCACGCTCAACCCTATCCCAAAATTGCCAATCAATATCTTTCATTAAATATTGTGCGCCAATACTATTTAATTCGTTATCTTTTACAATTTGCTTGTCAATATCAACAATTCCACACATTTTATCCAATATATCCTCACCTTTTGATATGATATAATCATGAGAAATATACCAACGAGTATCAGACCCATACCATTTATTATCGTCATCCAAAAACTTAGACCAATCTATTGGCTTAGTAAATACAATATCACAATCATGATAAAATATATGATTCTCTAATAATTCTGGTCTTGTTAACCAATGTTGTTTTAATGCATTTGGTCTTGTTGAAGATGGATAGAATTTTAATTTTCTAGTATCATTATAAAAAAAGAAACGAACAAAATTATAATGATTAGCTAATTTCGACCATTTTTCGGGAATCACGTTATTATTTATCATACAAATTATATCGATATAATTTCCATTAATTCCCATTTCAAGGAAATTATTAATCATTACTTCAACCTGCCACGCATAATAGTCCGTAGCAGGTTGAGCACTTACAAATCTTAATTCTTTCATAATACAAAACTACAAAATAATTAGCTAATTTGCAAGGATTTTATGCACCATATGGCAAAGTATATGGTGGGTCAAAATTAAATGAAGCAGTCCATGTCACACCATCATCATCACTCAAATTAGCATCAATTGTATCGCCATTTGCATTAGAGAATGGGAAACCAGTAATCGTACCACTATAATATTGATTAACTGTACCAGCAGGTACAATAATTTGACCACTATTATGGAATACACCAGCAGCTTGCGTTTCATTCGATATTTGTAATCTAAATGTTATCGGTGAGCCAGTAGTATTTGATAATGTAATACCATAATCTAATGTAGTATCAGGTGTTCCAACGCTAACAACATCCAATGTTTTTACGGGTGGTAATGTTGTTGTTGTACTTGTAGAGGTCGTACTAGTACTTGTAGAAGTTGTACTAGTTGTGCTTGTACTAGTAGAAGTTGTACTTGTACTAGTTGTGCTTGTAGTAGTTGTACTAGTTGTAGTAGTTGTCGGGATAACAGGACCTGCCGTAGTTGTTGTAGTTGTTGTACTTGTAGTTGGGCAAGGAATAATACCACTACCACCACCCACTAAATAATTTGGTAGTGTCCAAGACCTATTTGACTTATACGACATAGCAAACAACAATTCTTGGTCTTCAATGACAAATATTTTAAGTCCCGGGAATACTTTACCAATAATATTACCATCAGTATCACCCAAATCATAATATTCAATGTTTAATGATACAGTATCGCCAGTTAATAATTTAACATTCCCAATCGCACTAAAACTAACACCTAATTTAGTTGTACTTGCTTTATGCCACATAATTGTTGGGATAGTTATGGTTGGTGTATTTAAATAAAATTCTTCACCATACGTATTCGCCGGAGAATTATTTGTATAGTGTATGATACCCAATTTTTTATATACTGGTGATTGATTTTGAATGTATGATACAAACCCACCATATGTCCTACTATTAAATTGAGTATATTTTCTATCGGCAGCTTGTATCCCAGCTAATTCTTCAGTATACACCATTGTCATATTCCAAAAAGGATATGCATCAATTGTACATTGGTAGTTATTAAAAAAATCTAAAACACTTTCTGTTAAATAATCGGGTGACATTTGATGAGGTGATGTTAAACCACTATAATATAACAATGCCCCAGAAACATTTGAAGGAGAAAACGCACTAAAATCAGGCAGTTCTCTATCAACAATAACCTTTAATGTATTTGCAGCCAAAGTACCCGTTTTATCAACAATTTGATACATCAAATATGGTGTTGGTAGATTATCATTAATTGTGTGCCCGGTAGTATCGACATCAGCACTCCATTTCACAAACAATAAATCATTTATTGCTGGTTCATTCCCACTAGCACCGAAAGTAGGTGCTTTTCGTATTGATAACGATGTTCCACCTGTAGCACCACTCATGTATATCATCATGTCCGGCTGCTTAACATGTAATGCATCGATTATAAAAGTATTTCCACTAAAAAATCCAATTGGGTTTGCTGTATTTACCACATCATATGATATGGGCGATATTGTTGCTATCTCATTATATGGGTCACCACTCAAATTTCTTGGCACAAATGAAATGATTTTAGGATTCTTATCTTTTGGTCTTAATATGCTAGAATCAAACGACACGTATTTAGGGTCAACATTTGGGTCAGCATTAACTTCTCGAATAAAATTATAATCCATTTCACTATCACCAATAGCAAAATAACTGAATGTTAAATTTCCAGTAGATAATTGTTCTCTACCCTTAGAAGTTAACATTATATTCAACACAACAGGGTTTTCTTTTTCAATAAATGCCATTTTATATTATTTTACTATAAATACAATTTATTTTATAAATCATGCAATCTCAAATGGTACAAAACCACCACTTTCATTTCCGGTGAAATTACTGGCGGTATAAATGCACATATATTGATTGTTTAAATCTCCTGAAATTTGGAATGTACCATTAACAGGATTGCTTATTGATGTAATGCATGTCGATGCACAATTATTATAATCTAAACAAGCGTTCGATGTGTGACTATTTGCTATCGTATAAAATGTAATATCACTTAAATTAGTAGCATAGTCGATATTTATTGTTCCTACCTTATTATCAGATACATCACACGAACAAGCACTATAATTATCTGGGATATTTGTACTGGCACAATCTAATTTATTAATACCACAACAAACAAAAGAGCATGTTGACATTAATCTAGTTACAGTATCTGTAGTCGAGCATGCATTATTACTGTAAGATAATGTAAAACTTTGTCCCGGGGTTAATGGTGGCTCAATAACAATTTTAGCACACGAATTAACTGCTGAAATCGAACACGAATTGTAATTACCGTCACTTAAATATACTGTATGAACTGTTGATGACACGCATGTAGCTTGAGAATTAACACATCCATATCCAACGCCCACACTATTTGTGGCATATGCTCTATAATATGTTTGAGTGTTTGGGTCTAAATTAATAATTGATTGAACACCATCGGGGAAATAACATGTTCCCACCCCAATATCACTTGATATTGATTTTTTGCACACATATGTAGGTGTATTACCATAGACCAAACATGACGCACAGCTATATGCGGGATTTTGAGTGTATAATACGCCATATTCAGTGATGCAAGCATTTCCCTTATCACTAACGTAATTATCGCCAATTTGCATACAAATATCAGTCACATCGTGAGCACCACCAGTAATTACTGTTGGTATTGTCGGTGCAATTGCTGACGTTACTGTCGTTTTAGTATTACCATAATATGGAACGCCATCAACGGTCATATATGCACGATATTCATATGCTGTTTCCGGCGACAAACCAGTTATAAGATAATCATAATTATTAGTAACCAATGGTGTGGACAATAACGGTGCTGGAACTGTAGTCCAAGTACTTGTGTAAAGCACTCTATATTGCATACCATAATAATCAGCATCAGCATATCGAACAATATTTTCACCACCACTAGCTAATGTTGTTTGAGTTACCGAAGCATTCTTTGTAAATATTTCCGGGTCTGGTACTACTACTGGTGTTGTAATTGTTTTTGATTGACCAGTGTATCCAGTATATGGTGATTGAACAAATGCTCGATACTCATACATAGTATCTGGGGTTACATCAGATATTGTTGTTGAATAGCTATCAGAAATTAGCGTTCCTGATTCGCTTATTCGAACCCAAGTATCCCAAGAGCTACCGTTCCACTTTCTATAATCAACGCCATATTTATTAATTACTTCAATACCTAAAATATTCTCACCACCAGTAATAATACTACCAATACCACCTGTAATAGTATCGACATATAATGTTGGTGGATTAGGTGGTTCAGGAGGTAATATATCTTGTACAATTTTAAAAATCACATCATCATCGCCAAGATATTCATACATTGGGTTTCCTCTTTTGTCAGTAGTTGTTGAATTATTGGCATATAAATTAACGCCTCTTCTATACATAAATTTTTGTTTAGTAAATACGCTGTTTCTGACCATTAATCCACCCCTTCGTAAGATAATTGTTGCTGATAACAATTGGTCAACAAATCTTTGGAAAAATGCATTATATTTACTTAAGAATGGATATAAATTAGCAAATGTGTAACCATTTGAATGCAATGGATTATCTTCCGGCAATGTTGCACGTTTCAAGTATTCGGTATATACTCTCAATAAAGTAGGATACCAACCACCCTTAAAATCACTAATTGTTTTTCTATTTCTACTATTAACCAATCTTTTTTGAATCAAATCAATAAATTCTAAAAACGATAAATTGCTAATATCACCAATACCAAATACATCAGATATCACCGGGTTAAACAACGCATTCGCACCAACAAGATAATAGACGCTTATCACACTTCCGTATTTTATACCTCTTGGTAAGAAAACCTCATATAGATTTTGTACATTTATTGAATAATCGGTATTTGGTTCAAGTGCAATCCCATCAATTAACACTTTAATGTCAGAAGCATTATTTGCCTTATAATTCAATCTATAAACATATTTATTTGCAGATTGATTCAAATATATTTTACTTGAATTAAAACTATCTACTCTAACAATTTCACTTCTTGCATAAATATCATTACTGCCTTCAACCTCAACATATGCAATTTGAATTTCGGGATTTATTTGTAAATATGCAATAACTTCAGGATTTTGAATAATAATTTGATTATTTGTACTACCTGTTGAATTATTTGGGTCGAGTGTATAATCTGCGATAAATTGTGGTGTACCTTTAGTTAATGCAATACCGTTAATAGTTACTTGAACATCACCACGTGGATATGTCGGCAATGGTATTACAGTTCCATTTACATCAGCCTTAACCCTAGTTACAACATAATTTACTGATAATCCTGAAAGTGAATGAGTACCACCAGAATAAATAAATGTAGCTTGTATAACATCCCTTCTCAACGTATTATTTTTAGCATATATTCCATTAAGGATGGTAAATGTCTTACTAACTTCGTCAATACTATAATCAGCTTGGTATGTGATTCCGGTTGTTGTTCCTGTTTTCGGAGCATTTAATAATATACCATTAAAACGAACTTCAAGGTCGCCCATAACCTTCTCAGAAGAATAATTTAATGGAAGTGGAAATGTGTTTTGTGAACCACTAACGCCTAATGATATATTTACATATGAGTATGGCAATGTATATCCACTAGAATTAATTGCATAATCCTTTTGAATATAGTTATATACATCATACTCAATACCTCTTGCAGTATCAAGAGCAACATCAACTTCCTTAGTATTAAGGACAAGTTTACTATCCAATTGATAATATTGTGGCGTTGAATCGTCTATTCGATAAGTTGCACCACTTTCAACCCAAGATTTTTTATTATCTGGCGTTCTCATCAAATTAAATCCAACTTTTCTAAATAAGTCAAAATATGTTTGACCGTTATCAGTATCCCCGGATATTTGAAAATAATAATTATTACCTTCGATTGGTGCTTTAGGATAACCTTCAGTATCGTATGGTAATGATTGTGTTGGGAAATCATTTATTGAAAACGGTACAGTATTTGGATTTATCTTTCCATCAACAGTATACACATATTCAGTAATATTTATAAATGGCTCGGGAATACCAATTAATAAAAACATCGATTTAATGGCTTCTCTAGTGCCTTTACTTTTCCAAAAATAATTGGTGTTCATGATAATCCTTCTCCACAATTCAATATCAATCTCAGCAGGCAATAAATCAGAATTCAAATCTCTCTCATTTTCATCAACAGTTAAAAAACTTTCAATCAATTCAGTTTCATTAACCAATGAGAAATAATCCCATCCGAATGTTCTTGATAAATTTCTTACAACTTGGTCGGGGACATTGTTTACTTTATCATACGTCACCTTATTAATATAAACCAACGAATCAATAAATTCACGAATTTGGTCGAATTCTCTACCGTAAATTCTAAGCAATTTAGTCATTTTTCCCTCATCTGTAAGGTCATATGCCTTAATTGACGAAGGAGTTAAAAATCTTGCAATTAAGTCTGTTTTAATTTTATCGTATTTTACCCCAACAGTTAAAACAATTTCCAAAAATTTCTGATAGTTAGGTGTGTTTATGTCAATATTATATTTGTCTGACGTATTCCACAATAATTTAATATCCGAATATGTAATGTTACCATCATCCAACAAGGTCGGGTCTTTCAAAACAAATTCAAAACCATTCATACCCACTCTAGATGAAACAATATATTTTTCAAATTCATTTAAGACCGCCCTAAATTTTTCAAAAACATAATTATTAGGCTTGATGTGAAAATCAAGCGGTGCTGAATCAGTAGTAATCATACTAAACGGATTACCATGAACAGTAAGTGTTAAATAGTTTCTCCCTGTGGTATTTCCAGTGAAACCGATAACATTACTAGTATTATCATCAGGATTCATTGATGTCCACACCACATAATTCTCATACGAAAAATTTAGATTCTTAAGCTCGTTATTGTCTGGAATACTATTATTCCCATAATTATAAACCAACCCAAATGTATTCATAACACAATTCATCGGAATCTTAAATGTTGATGAATTACTTACCGGGTCATATATATAATCAAAATACGTTATATTATTATTTCTCGACAATTGAGAATTCATAAAAATACTTCCGGGATATGTAAGGATAATGTTCTCAATACATACTCTTAAAAATTCATATGCCGAACCAAATCTAATGAAAGTGTTTAAATCTGATTTGTCTAAATTTAAAACTGCATTGGTATTGTACTGATAGATAATTTCTGATTCAACATCCGAAATGCCTATATTTTCCAATGTTACTGGACGAACGAATGAACTTAAAGTATCAGAATAATTGATATATTTTCGTCCATCAAAATTAGACGTAATCGAAAATTTACCAAATGAAAATATTGTTTCAGATGGTACGTTAGTGAATGTGTTCCCGTTTAAATTTTGGTCGAGATTGTTATTTATAACTTTAACTTTTGCCACAAGCTTAAATTTTTATTATAAATACCTATAAAATGAAAAATCCCAATATTTTACATCGGGATTTTTCTCAAGTTAATTGTCAATATAATATGGTTTAAGATACCTCATTAACGATATCATCAAAATTTTGACTTTCATCGATATATGTCCGTTTTTCTTTTACTTCATATAATGAAACATTAGTAACATCATCCTTAATTTCAAACAAATTAAATTGTTTTGTTATAACTCTATTTGAATCATAATATGTTAATATGCCGTTACTTACGTCTTTAATTTGTTCCCCTGCAATAATATTTGATAAAGTATCAATAGTATTTTCAACTAATTCAACTTCGAGGACAACTGGTGAAAAATAAGTATTTGTAATTAATATTGTTTGCCCAACATTACCAATAAATGGCTTTACGTTTGCTTTCACATCAGACGAACTACTTGGTGTTAATTGTAAAAACATCAATGTTCCGGAATCATCAAATCTATATCGTATTGCTTTTTGATTCGTATCACCGACATTTTCACTAACTGGTGATACTTTATTAGCAGTTACCACGTAACGTACAACATTTCTTAATTTAGTTCCATCTGCATTAATATATTCAATTCTATATCCCTGCATTGCATTATTTGCTCTTAAATCTTCCGGCAATGAATTAATATCTAAAACAATACCCCTTATAGATGGTAATGCAGATAAAACACTGCAATCAACAATAACTGAATTAACTGTTTTAGGCTTAATATATATTGTATATATACCCAATTGATTAAATATAGATGCTGGTAATCTCAAATCATACATTCCCTCTAACAAATTTTCAGTACCTACAGCATTCGGGTCATTTGTTGGGAGATAGCAATAATCAAGTACACTCGTAGCATCATCTATTTTTAAAATAGTATTATTTGCAGTATACCTATCCGGCGTGTAATTATAATATACCTCAATATCATTGATACTGACATCAGATGCTCTAACTATACCATATGTTCCAATACTCATATTATGAATTATTTACAATTTTAAAGTAATTACCACCAGCATATGTAATTAAATCATTGAGATTTTTCACATACTCAAGCCTATAGTTATTTTCAAACGCTGATGATTCTTGTCTTATAATAAATACATCATCATCTATTTTTGGATTACTGATGATATTTTCTTTATTAGGATTTTTATAATAAGGTAAATCAATAAAATCAGGACTTCCATAACTTTGACTAGTAAATGAATAACTAGTTCCGGACGTACTTCCAGTGATTGTATCACAATACCTAATTCCCCCTAAATAATAAACAATACTATTAGATGTTGATACTGAATAATCAACACCATCTTTACTTAACGTACCACCGCTAACGTACATTTGCTCAAAAACATTAGTTACCTTATATTTTCTAAGCTCAATTAATCTACTTTCAGTATTTCCGGTTATAATCATTATATTAAATATTATATTGTCCAATTTACGGATGCTAAATAACTAAGTATTGTTGGTGTATATGGGAATTCTGCAAATGACACACTTCCCTGTGTTAATGATGTTCTATCATAAACAGAATAGATGGATGTTTCAATTTCTCCCGCAGTTAAAGATGTACTAGATATTGCTATTTGATACAAATTTGGAGATTGTGAAAAATCAAAAACATCAGTAAAAGACGTTCCATTCACTACTATGAATATTTCAAGAGAAGGAATTACACTTAAGTCTATATTAGACATATTAACATTCTCTAAACGTAGAATTGTTATTGATGTCAACTCATTAAGATTATTTATAGATATGGGCGTATCTACTATGTCTATATCAAGAAGATTATATAAACCAGCAACATCTATAGTCGCTATACCAGTACATTGTGTTATACTAAGCATTAACAAAGAACCCATATTATTAATATTTAAACCAGTAATATCCGAACTTCCAATACTTAATTCTTCTAGTAAAGGCAATACTGTAAAATCTGTAGTTTCATATACACCACCATTTAAGTAGAAGTGTTTTAAAGATTTAAAATTGTTTAAATCAGGAATGTTTAACTCTACCAATTGATTTACTAATTCGAAATGCTCAATATTAGGAAAATCTATTATATTTAGTTGAGATATATTAGCATTAACAAAACTAATAAATGGTAAGTCACAAATAGGGAGTTGTATAGATACATTATATATTCCAGTACTTCCATAAGTCTTTTCTATGTAATAGAACCATGTTCCTCCATCATCATATGCTTCTATAGTTTCTAATGGACTTCCATCCCCATAATTAACAATTATATTACCATAATTACTATTGTAATTACCTAAATAACCACCCCAATTTAGATTTTCATCACCAATATTTAATGTCATGTTCAAATTACAGCTAGGTGAATTAGTGGTAGTTGTACTGGTACTGGTTGTTGTACTAGTTGTGGTAGTTGTACTGGTACTGGTTGTTGTACTGGTTGTGGTTGTTGTACTACCACTCACATAATCAGTAATTACATCAAAAAAACCAATATCTTCAGAATTTGAGTCCAATCCAATTTTCATATGATAAACAGCATCCGGATTAGGTATGATAACATATTTTGTGACACCACTCACAATAGTAGTACCTGTAATTAACGCTTGTAATATAGTTTTTTTTATAACTTCCATTATACAGTCTTTTTACGTAAGAAAACTCTAATATCCTTTTCAGGATATTTGATTTCAAACATCGAATCTTCTGTCGAATAAATTGTGTTATTAATAATTTTAATTTGACCTGTTGAGGTATTTAAAATATCCTGTGATACAACATTGTTGGAGTAATTACCGCCTTGTTTATTATATACCTTAATTTCAATAACGTTAATAACACCGTTTGCTGCTAAAATTTCTTTCTGTAATCTTCCGAGAAATATGTCCTCATTCATTTCATAATTATTGATATCTATTAGCAATTTGATTATCGGCAATGTTTTCAACATAAACATCAATATCAAATGCGAGATTAAATATTTTACCATCTCTGATTTCAATATAGTCATTAATCATTCTATACTGACTAAGATATTCTGCAATATTTTCTTTTAATAAACTATTGCTAGTATTTGACAATTTTCCATCAGCACCAATATCTAAAATTGGTATAATTACCTTGTTGTCTAATTTTAATGCATTTGCTCTAAATGGCGAACCAAACTTACCCGGCATTTTATATATTTGCAACAAATAATCAGTTAACGTAACATCTCTCATTTGTGATGAAAAATTATATTTAATCAATTGTCTTATTTGTTCTACACTTAAACCATCATTACCACCAATTGCCGGGATTGGGTTATTTACTTTTAAACTTCTTACAACATTTTGTCGATAATCTTGACGAGAACCATTTGAAGTAAGTGTATAATTACCTAATTGAGTTAATGCTCTTGCTCCAATATTTGAACTTGAACCACCACCAGTACGGTATTTAACAAATAAAGTATAACCTGCTTTCAATTTTTCACCAAGTGCTGTATTATTTAAGAAATTTTCGAGAAAATATTTATTACTAACACCTTCTTTTAAAAACCCACTTTTAAATGCATCAATATCAGAATCCCCCGAACCAAATGTGACTTTACAATAACCATTCGAAGTAAATTCTTTTATGAATTTTTTTGTAACGTCAATCCATTGAGCTGCCTTTACGCCATTTGCTTGAACATTTAATTGTGACGATTGTGTATTTTCAACGAAAACTTTCTGTTGCGCTAGGTAATCCACCTCATAATATCTGTTAGCGGAATTATTAAATTCACTAGCAGTTGGGTTAGTGTTATAATTCGTGCCTTCAAGAAGAATTATACTTTCAATCTCAATAACATCCGGGTCAGGTAATGTTATGCTGAAAAAGGGAACAACATTATTACTGGTAATTATTGTCTTATATATACTAGACGTGCCATTAACAACAACTTCTCTCTTGGTAACATTATAGCTCACAATCACACCATTCGAATCCAAATTTGGAATTATTGAGCGATTTGGGTCACCTAAGCTACTATATGGAGAACTCCAATCAATAACATTTTGTGTTTCAAATACTTTACCACCGCCGATAATTTGTGCTCCTGCATCTAAAACAGGATAATATGATGCATCTGGTTTATCACCCAATACAGGAATCAGTACAGTAAAATCAACAACAGTAACTGATGGTCTTTTTGCCGGGATATTGAATCCCATATTTTTTGCAATATTTAATATTGATGCTCTTTGTTGGGCATATTCTAGTTGTGTTTCCTGAAATGCTCTATCAGTATTAACGCTAAGATTATTACCAACACCAGCATTTAAGTCAATCAACATCGACCCAATACTAGAATCGGTAAAATCACTTAATATTGTTGGATATGTTTGTCTGATAAATGAAATTAAATCAGTACGTATTTCACCAAATGTTCTACTTCCGTACTTAATAATATTTGTTGTTTCTGCTGCCATATTTGTATTTTAATTAAAAATTTAAATCTAATGAACCAGTTTCGCTAAATGCATCTTCAGTATATGTGAACATAATATTTACATTTAATTGGTTGTCTGATATTGGCTTACCGTTATCGTCGAAATTCCAATTAAATGACACTTTATTGATAGTAAGTGCTGGAATATATAACGATACGGTTCTTTTTATCTCTTGCTCAACATCAGTTGCTGTAATGTTATCATTCGGCTCAAAAATATATTTCAATAAATTTGTTCCATAGTCTGGTTCATAATATCTTTCACCCCTTTGAGTGAGCAACAATAACAATAAATCGGAACTAAATGCATCTTTAGTAACTTTAGTGGTTAAAAAAAATGTATTTGTTGAAACATCATCCCTTAAAGGAAAATTAATATTATATGATACCATTATAACAAATTTTACTATAAATACTAATAAACAAAAAAATCCTGACTAAACTTAGTCAGGATTTTCAAAACTTGTAGTTCTTTATTCTCCACCGGAACTATTGTTCCCTCTCCTACCTTTCTTACCCTTCGTCAAAGCTTTTTCCTCATCTTCTTTTTGTTTCTGTGCTACGAATAAGCTCTTAATAGACTCACGCATCATATCAATCTTTTCGTATCCAAATTTCTTCAACATACCAGTGTGTGCGGTAAAATCAGGCTTACCAATCGATAACGAATCACTTTCACTCACACACACGCCAGCTAAAGTATTCTCAATAGCCATTTTCTGCAAATCTTCAGGCAACCCATCGAAAATACTTTCATTGATTATTACAACATAATTGTAACTTGTTAATGTTTCGAGAACATCTGTGGCTTTTTGAATTTTACAAACCTCCTTCAGTTTGTTGTTACACAATACTTTAAACTCAATCCACTGTGGAATTGTTTGACTGTTTCTCACCAAATCGAACAAATTTTCAACATGGTCTGAAGCTTCTTCTAAATGATTTTTCATAAATGTAATAAATATTAATTAATAAATGACTTGTATTTTAACTCAATTTCTTCAATTTTCTTAGCCAAATCACTGTTGGCTGGGTCATCCAATGAATTTCTTTCTTTTACTGACTTAAGATGTTCAAACATATCACCAATAGTTAAAGCCACCATTTCTTCAACTTCAATCAATGTTTTAATTTCAAGATTAATTGCATCTTGTTTTCTAATTGCTGACATTTTCTCATCATGTTCAGAATTAAATGTTTTTACTTCTTCCTCAGTAACTGTTTTAATACCGCTATTAAGCAATCTCTCGTTAAGTGATTCTTCAAGTTCTTTTTCACTCTTTGTAATATTACTAGCCAATTCGGAAATTTCATTAATTTTTTTGGCAGCATCCGAATTAAATTCACCAGTCTCAACAGCTTTTTTCAAATTATCTAAAAAACTACTCATTTCTTTAACTTTTATATTCACTCATTGTTTCCATTTCAATTCCTTCGAATTTCCATACTTCATGAGTGTTATTATGTATTATTTTTTTCATGAATCGATTAACGCCAAAACCCATTAGTTCACCATATTCATTCTTGACAAAGATAGTTCTAATATTCGTAATCTCAAAGAATATTTCAGAATTTTCTTCAATTTCATTTGTTTTAAATTTTAATGGAATGAAAAATTCTAATTGTCTGTGTTCAAAACCAATTTTTTTAACGTGTAAAAACTCAGTAAGTTGCTCAATTTTATTTTCAACATCAATATCCCTGTAAGCTTTAATTGGAAATTCAAATTGTTTTGACTTCCTGAATATATCGACAACTTCATACTCAAAATCAGCATCTTCTTTTTTTGTTTCCTCAAGCACATCCAATACTTTAACAAAACCAGTTTCAATGGGTTTATTATTAAAGATATATAATAATTCATATTCATCATCATCGGTTCTTCTTTCCATATATTCACGTTCAAGAACTTCACCCAAAGTTTTTCCTGAATGTTTATGCTTTTCATCGAAAAATCCATAATGCTCATATCTTCTACCATATATGTCCTTTTGACCGTAGTTTGAGCCATGCTTATCGGCAGCAACTGCCATTTTATGTGGCGTTGCTGTCCTAATAAATTTATCTGCTTTTTTCAATATTTCATAATAATCCTGAACATATTTCTCATCTCGCTGTCCGGCGTAAAATTTTTCAAGAGTTTGATTGCGATGTCGCATTCGTTGAATCTTCTTATCGCTTTCTTTCAAGTCATTTGGGTCTGCTTTTAAAATATCAATTTCAGTATTATATAAAGATATGCTGATGTATGTCATCAGCATATGAAATTTAAGATATAACCAAAATATTGCTTTTTTAAATTTATTACTC